GCCAAAAGCAGGTCAATTATATTCAATATGGAAAGAATAAAAGAACTAAGAAATTTGATGTCGCAATCTCGCACTCGCGAGATACTGACAAAAACCACTGTGGATCATATGGCCATAATTAAGAAGTACACATCAGGAAGACAGGAGAAGAATCCCGCTCTTAGAATGAAATGGATGATGGCGATGAAATACCCGATCACAGCTGACAAAAGAATAATGGAGATGATCCCTGAAAGGAATGAGCAAGGCCAAACTCTTTGGAGCAAAACAAATGACGCTGGATCAGACAGGGTAATGGTATCACCTCTGGCTGTAACGTGGTGGAACAGAAATGGACCAACAACAAGTACAGTCCATTATCCAAAGGTGTATAAAACCTACTTTGAAAAGGTTGAAAGATTAAAACACGGAACCTTTGGCCCTGTTCATTTCCGGAATCAAGTCAAAATACGCCGCAGGGTTGACATGAACCCTGGCCATGCAGATCTCAGCGCTAAAGAAGCACAAGATGTCATCATGGAGGTCGTTTTCCCAAATGAAGTTGGAGCCAGGATATTGACATCAGAATCACAGCTGACAATAACAAAGGAAAAGAGGGAGGAACTCAAGAATTGTAATATTGCTCCTTTAATGGTGGCATATATGTTGGAAAGAGAATTGGTTCGCAAGACCAGATTCCTACCCGTGGCTGGCGGGACAAGCAGCGTATATATAGAAGTATTGCATTTGACTCAAGGAACTTGCTGGGAGCAGATGTACACACCAGGAGGGGAGGTAAGAAATGATGATGTTGACCAAAGTTTAATCATTGCTGCTAGGAACATTGTCAGGAGAGCAACAGTATCAGCAGACCCATTGGCTTCACTCCTGGAAATGTGCCATAGCACACAAATTGGCGGAGTAAGAATGGTAGACATCCTTAAACAAAACCCAACAGAAGAGCAAGCTGTAGATATATGCAAGGCAGCAATGGGTTTGAAAATCAGCTCATCCTTCAGCTTTGGAGGGTTCACTTTCAAAAGAACAAAGGGGTCTTCTGTCAAAAGAGAGGAAGAAGTGCTTACAGGCAACCTCCAAACATTGAAGATAAAAGTACATGAAGGATATGAGGAATTCACAATGGTTGGACGAAGAGCAACAGCCATTCTAAGAAAAGCAACCAGAAGGATGATCCAACTGATAGTCAGCGGAAGGGACGAGCAATCAATTGCTGAGGCAATTATTGTGGCAATGGTGTTCTCACAAGAAGATTGCATGGTAAAGGCAGTCCGAGGTGATTTGAATTTCGTAAACAGAGCAAATCAACGACTGAATCCCATGCACCAACTCCTGAGACACTTTCAAAAGGATGCAAAGGTGCTGTTTCAAAACTGGGGAATTGAACCCATCGACAATGTCATGGGTATGATTGGAATATTGCCTGACATGACCCCCAGCACGGAAATGTCACTAAGAGGAGTGAGAGTTAGCAAAATGGGGGTGGATGAATATTCTAGCACTGAAAGGGTGGTCGTGAGCATTGACCGTTTCTTAAGGGTCCGAGATCAGCGAGGAAATGTACTCCTATCCCCTGAAGAAGTTAGTGAAACACAGGGAATGGAAAAGTTGACGATAACTTATTCATCGTCTATGATGTGGGAGATTAACGGGCCAGAATCAGTGCTAGTTAACACATATCAATGGATCATTAGGAATTGGGAGACTGTAAAGATCCAATGGTCCCAAGAACCCACCATGCTATACAATAAGATGGAGTTTGAACCATTTCAATCTTTAGTACCAAAGGCTGCCAGAAGCCAATATAGTGGATTTGTGAGAACGCTATTCCAGCAGATGCGTGATGTTTTGGGAACGTTCGACACTGTTCAAATAATCAAACTACTACCATTTGCAGCAGCCCCACCGGAACAGAGTAGGATGCAATTTTCTTCTCTGACTGTGAATGTGAGGGGATCAGGAATGAGAATACTTGTGAGAGGTAACTCCCCTGCATTTAACTACAACAAGACAACTAAGAGGCTTACAATACTTGGGAAGGACGCAGGTGCGCTTACAGAGGACCCAGATGAAGGAACAGCAGGAGTAGAGTCTGCAGTATTGAGAGGATTTCTAATCCTCGGCAAAGAAGACAAAAGATATGGACCAGCATTAAGCATCAATGAACTGAGCAATCTTACGAAAGGGGAGAAAGCTAATGTATTGATAGGGCAAGGAGACGTAGTGTTGGTAATGAAACGGAAACGGGACTCTAGCATACTTACTGACAGCCAGACAGCGACCAAAAGAATTCGGATGGCCATCAATTAGTGTCGAATTGTTTAAAAACGACCTTGTTTCTACT